CGGTCGGCTGCGACGGGGCTCGATGCGCGCTTCGAGCACCTCGATGGGAACGGCTCTGGCACGGGCATCCTGACGCATACGGTCTGTCCCGCAAGCCCCGGCTCAGGCATTGGCGTATATAACGTCGAGGTCAATGCTGTCTCGGCTGACGGCGCGTGGAAAGTCACGACCGGCGCGGGTGTCGAGGTGATGGCTGTCGGGATATTCAGCGTGTGATTGCCTGCGTCCTAAAGTCTGGTGGCGACTACGAACCGAAGCACGTTTACTCGCTTCAGGCTCAATGTGCCAAATTCCTACCCGGCGAGGATTTCGTTTGCCTCACCGACATGGATCTGGACTGCGCAACGATCCCGCTGGTCAACGATTGGGCTGGCTGGTGGTCGAAGGTCGAGCTATTTCGCCTGCCAAGCGCGTTGTACATGGATCTGGACACGATTCTGGTGGGTGACTGCCTTGAGATCCTTGAAGCAGCCAAGGGCCACGATTTCGTCATCCTGCGCGATTTCTATCGGGGCAAGACGAACCCGAACGCAATGCAGTCGAGCTTGATGTACTGGTCGAAGCCGCACACAGAGTTGTACGACCAGTTCCTCAACGGTGATCGATACTGTGACGGCGGGGATCAGATATACATCGAATGGGCGCTGCGGGATAAAAACGTTACTTACTGGCAGGACATCACGCAAGGCATCGTGTCGTTCAAGGCTGATGTTCTGACTGTCGGCCTGAAGCCCAATGACAAGATCGTGGCGTTTCACGGCAAGCCTCGGCCTTGGGAGCAGACTCGGGTGGCGTATGCAATATCGTAGCGGATGGGCTGTCCCAGAAAAAGACAGGCATTGCTTTTTTGCTGTGCTTGCAGAGGCTCCAGACCTTGGTGCGTCCTTGGATCTGTGCAAAGACTTCAGGACCGCAATTCAAGCTGGCGGGAATATCGGCATCTACCCCGCAGCATTGGCGCAACGTTTTACGCGTGTCTACACGGTCGAGCCTGACGCTGCGAACTTTGCTGCGTTGCAGATCAACACATCGAATCAACAAAAGATCATTGCTCGGCGGGCTGCGTTCGGAAAAGAACCTGGACGCGCAGCGATTGACCAGATCCAGCCCGACAACATCGGAGCGCACCAGATCCAGCCAGGTGACGAGTTTGAGGTCATCACAATTGACAGCTTGGGCGTAACGGACTGCGATCTGCTGCAACTGGACGTTGAAGGCTCAGAGCATGAGGCATTGCTCGGAGCGATTGCGACAATTGAGGCAAGCTGGCCCGTGATTACGCTTGAGCTTAAAACGCTCGGTGAGCGATACGGATACACAGACGCTGACACGATCAACCTACTGGCTGGCATGGGCTACAAGATTGCTGACCGGGTCAACAGGGATGTGATATTCACAAAATGAGCGCAGCGTGGACACGCAAAGAAGGCAAGAACCCTGCGGGCGGGCTGAACGCCAAGGGCCGAGCGTCTTACAAAGCCGAGACCGGCGGTACGCTAAAGGCTCCCGTGAAGGCTGGCGATAACCCGCGCCGCGCTTCGTTTCTGGCGAGGATGGGCAATATGCCGGGGCCGATGCAGAAGCCGAATGGCGATCCGACCCGTTTAGCGTTAGCGCTGAGAGCATGGGGCGCAAGCAGTAAAGAAGACGCAAAGAGCAAAGCCGCAGCCATCTCTAGCAGGAATAAATAATGGCTGATGCCGACCGCCTCGTTGCAGCGTTGCGTTACCAGCAAGAACTAGAGGACGCAAGCCGTCCTGCGACCGTTAATCCGTTGATGGCGCGAAAGGCTGAAGCAATTAAACAAAATGCACCAACAGAAAATATGCTGACCCAATACAACGAAACAATGCCGCAGAACTGGCAGCAGTTCGGGCAGAACATGGCGCAGGCGTACCCGACCCCGGCAACGGGGGCTTCAAGGGATCAGATTCTTGGCGCTGTTACGCAGGCGGCGATGAACGCTGGCCCGCTGATGACGGTGTATCACGGAAGCCCGCACAGATTTGACAAGTTCGACGCAAGCAAGATCGGGACGGGCGAGGGGGCGCAGGCTTACGGGCATGGGCTGTATCTGGCGGAAGACCCTTCAGTTGGGGCTGCGTACAGAAGGCAACTATCTGGAACCGTCCAACGTCCTGATGTGGAATACAAGGGAAAAGATTATTTAAGTGGGCATATTAGCGGAATTGAAGGGCAAGCCGTTTCAACCATTGCAAATGCTTTGGCTAAAGATATACCCATTGCAGATGCAATTAAACAAGCAAGGGAAATAGCTAAAGCAAGATTTGCGAGGGATGTAAAACAAGTTCGCTCTGCGGGAATGGGGGTAGATGAGTTTTTGCAATCTCCCGAAGAGTACAAAGCACTTCTCAAGCAAATAAAAGCTACAGATCCGTCTAGCCTTAAACGTATTGGCGACCCTAGAGATCCGGGCAACCTCTACAAAGTAGACCTCCCCGACGAGCAGATAGCGAAGATGCTGGACTGGGATAAGCCGCTAAGTGAACAAACGCCATACGTTCAAAAAATTATGAATGAAGAAATAAAACGAATCGGCGGTAGCGCAAGCACTGGTGAAAGGGCTTACAAAGAATTGATGTTTGATGCCAGAATGCAAGGCAATAAAAGCGCATCTTCGGCGATGCGATCTAATGAAGAAGCAATTGCCGCATCAAATAGATTGCGCGAACTCGGTATCCCCGGCATCCGCTACCTAGATCAAGGCTCACGCACCGCTGGCGAAGGCACAAGCAACTTCGTCGTGTTTGACCCCGCGCACATGAACATCATAGGACGCGAATAAATGGAACCAACCAGCACAGGCGTACAGAAATGGCTCAATGTCGTTTCTGCATACGATAACGAGTTCAAGAAGTGGGAAGCGCGAACGACTAAGATCGTGAAGCGTTACCGCGACGACAACCGCAGCCAACACACGAACGAAACCGCCAAATTCAACATCCTCTGGTCGAACGTCCAGACGCTGATTCCTGCTGTGTACGCAAAGCTGCCCAAAGCCGTAGCCCAGCGCAGGTTCGGGGACAATGACCAAGTGGGCCGCGTGGCTGGGCAGCTTCTTGAACGCGCTCTGGACTTTGAGATTGAGCATTACCCGGACTTTCGCGCAACAATGAAACACGCGGTCGAGGACAGGTTCCTCGGTGGGCGCGGCGTGGCATGGGTGCGCTACGAACCTCACGTGCGCCAGCAAAGCGTTCCTGAAGACGGTCTGCAAGTCACAGAGGACGTTGATGAAAGCGAGGGCCAGGACTACACCGCCGGAGAAGAACCGCAAGAAGAAATAGAGTACGAGTGCGCCCCTACGGATTACGTTCATTGGAAGGACTTCGGTCATTCAACAGCCCGCACATGGGAAGAAGTTACCTGCGTCTGGCGCTGGGTGTACATGAGCCGGGAAGCCCTAATCGAACGGTTCGGAGAAAAAACAGGTAAGAAGATTGCGCTCGACTCTGGCCCTGAAACGCTGACGAACTACGGGCAATCAACCAAAGAACGCACCCGAGCGAAAATATGTGAGCTTTGGTGCAAAGACAGCGGCAAGGTCTACTGGTTCAGCAAGAACAACCCAGAAATGATCGACGAGCGGGACGATCCGCTAGAACTGGAGGGGTTCTTTCCGTGCTGTGAACCGTTGTACGCTACAACGACCTCAGACACGCTTGTGCCGGTTCCTGACTTCATTCTGTATCAAGACCAAGCAAACGAGCTAGATATCCTCTCAGATCGAATTGACGGGCTTGTGAAGGCTTTACGGGTTCGGGGTGTCTATGACGCAAGCCAGCCAAGCCTTCAACGACTGCTGACTGAGGGCGAAAACAACGCGCTGATTCCGGTCGATAAATGGATGGCGTTTAGCGAAAAGGGCGGGCTGAAGGGAAGCATCGACCTCTTGCCGCTGGATACGTTGTCGAACGCTTTGCTGCAATGCTATCGGGCGCGGGAGGAAATCAAAGCGCAAATCTACGAAATTACAGGCATCAGCGACATTATCCGGGGCGCGTCCCATGCATCTGAGACAGCAACCGCGCAGCAGATCAAAGGACAATATGCCGGACTGCGTCTGCGTTCGATGCAGGAAGAAGTCGCGCTGTTCGCCAGCGGTTTGATCCGTCTAAAAGCGCAGATTATCTGCACAAAGTTTCAGGCTAAGACAATCCTAGAGTACGCCGCGGCTGAGCAGATGAGCGAAGAGGATCAAGCCCT